GCACAAGAGAAATGAAACCTGAATATTATTTATTTATCGCTGGCTTTGCTTGTGGTTGGCTATGTGGATTACTTATTCTTTAATACTAAGAAAGGCAAGTGAGAAATGAACGCAGAACATTGGAAAAAACAAGCTGAAATATACAAAGAAAATCTTTTGGAAGCAAAAAAATTGTTTGACTTAAAGTTTACATTAACAGATGAGGAAATAAGTCAGGTATATAAGGAAGTCAGCGAGCCGTTTGGTGAAAAAAGACTATACGAAATCCATGAATTTGCTAGAGCAATACTAAGAAAGGCAAGTGAAAAATGAGGCAAACTAAACTAGGGAGTTTTTATGAAGCATGTATCAATGTCTTTATTGGTTTTGGGATTAACTTTATTGCTAATCTTCTTATCCTTCCTCTTTTTGGGTTCAATATTACTCTTGCTAACAACTTTTACATGGGGCTACTTTATACAATCATTTCTGTGGCTCGCAGTTATGTGGTTCGTCGCTGGTTTGATGGAAAAATACATATGGCAGCGCAGATATTAGCAAAGGAAAAATAATGAGTGATAGACATATCATTAGTATTAAACCGTATAACCCAAATTGGTATCCTCCATGCTTTACTAATCTTGAGCAATACAATGAGTATATGCATATAATGATTCAAACAGGACGACCAACAGATACTAATAATTACTGCATGGATTGCACTAGGGGGTACAAAATCCAAATGATGCAGGAAAAGAAATGTGAGCACCCTGAGACTATCTTTGTTACTTGGCGAACGACATACAAAAAGCCTACCGCAGAAGGTAAGATTATTGATACTAATGAACTAGATGTAATTGGTATATCTAACATAAGTCGTTTTTGGAATAGCCCTCTATATGATTGATAACTACGAACCTATCCCTTTTGCAGGGTTAATAAGCCTTGATTTAGAAGACTTTATTAGAGAAACTTATGGCGAAAACCCCGAAAATATGCCAAAATATGTGATATTAGGTGATGGCGCCGTGTACATCTACTATAAAGAAAGGGGTCAATATGCCTTACGTGAACAAGCCAAGACCGTACAAGAAAGAGTACCAACAGCAGAAAGCTCGGGGGGAACAACCTGCCCGCAATGCTCGGGAACGAGCCCGCTATGCGATGGACAAGAAGGGTGTGGACAGGCAGGGCAAGGATATTGACCATGTTATCCCTCTTTCAAAAGGCGGAACAAACGCCCCATCCAACCTTAAGATTAAATCCGCTAGTGCCAATCGGTCATTTAGTAGAAACTCCGACCATACAGTCAAGAAAAACAAACCTAAAAATGGAAAAACCTGACGTATACTCTTGGCCTGGGGTTTACCCGCCAATGCAGCACCAACGTGAAACAGCAATATTCCTAGCAACTAACCAACGAGCCTTCTGCTTTAACGAGCAAGGTACAGGCAAAACAGCCTCCTCTATATGGGCAGCCGACTGCCTTATGGAACAAGAAATAATTCGTAGGGTTTTAATTATCTGCCCCCTTTCTATTATGCAGTCCGCATGGCAGGCAGATTTATTTAAGTTTGCTGTTCATAGAAAAGTAGCCGTAGCTTATGGAGACCGCACTAAAAGAAGAGCTATCATAGAGAGTGATGCCGACTTCGTTATTATTAACTATGATGGGGTAGAGATTGTTGCTGATGCTATCGCTGATGGGGGCTTTGACTTAATTATTGTAGACGAAGCGAACGCATACAAAACTCCAACTACTGCAAGATGGAAGACGCTCAATAAACTTATTACAGAAAATACTTGGTTATGGATGATGACTGGAACTCCTGCCGCTCAAAGTCCTACTGATGCTTTCGGATTAGCTAAGATGTGTGTGCCTGGGAATGTCCCTCGGTTCTTCGGAGCTTTCAGAGATAAGACTATGGTCAACATTAGCAAGTTCAAATGGATACCAAGACCTGATGCAAGTGAGACTGTTTTTAAAGCACTACAGCCAGCCATTAGGTTCACTAAAGAAAATTGCTTAGATTTACCTGAGGTTACACATGTATTCCGTGATGCCCCCCTTACCCCCCAACAGGAAAAATACTATAAGCTGCTTAAAAAAGAAATGCTTATGCACGCCGACGGCGAAGAAATTAGTACCGTCAATGCTGCTGTTAATCTTAATAAACTTCTTCAGATTTCTGGTGGCGCTGTATATACTGATAGTGGGTCTGTTGTTGAGTTCGATGTTACTAATCGCCTTCGGGTTATAACAGAAGTAATAGAAGAGTCAAGCAATAAGGTACTTGTGTTTGTGCCATTCACTCATACAATAGAGTTGCTCAGTGCGCATTTGAGAGGGGCAGGTATTGTGTCCGATATCATCAATGGTGGGGTTCCGGTCTCTAAGCGAACGGAAATATTTAAACGGTTTCAAGAGGATGAGTATCCAAAAGTCCTTTTAATTCAACCACAAGCAGCTGCACATGGTGTTACGTTAACCGCAGCAGACACAATCATTTGGTACTCCCCTGTTACCTCTATTGAGACTTATCTTCAAGCTAATGCACGTATTGATAGGCAAGGTCAGAAAAACAAAATGACTATTGTGCATATTAAGGGTTCTCCCGTAGAAGCAAGACTGTATGCAATGCTTCAAACAAAATTAGAAGTCCATGATAAACTGATCGACCTTTATAACAATGAAGTTACTGAAGGGGCTTGACAAAGTAAATAAGCTGTTGTAGTATCTGTCTAACAGACATTAGATCTGTAAAAACAAATCTTGAAAGGATAGTATGGAAGATACAAATTTAGACCAACTCGTTGAGGTCTACATAAAGATACGTGATGCCAAAGCAGATGCAGCAAAGAAAGCTGCTGAAGTAGAAGCTGAGTTCGATGCACAGTTAGACACGCTAGAACAACACATGCTAGAAGCATGCAAAGCTACTGGGGCATCAAGTATTAAAACGCCGCATGGCACAATTATGCAATCTATTAAAACTCGTTATTGGACGAACGACTGGGAGAAATTTTATCAGTTTATGTTCGAGCATCATGTGCCTGAGCTTTTAGAGAAGCGAATTCAGCAAACAAATATTAAACAATTTTTAGAAGAAAACCCCGACATTCTTCCACAGGGGCTAAATGTGGATAGAGAACACTCGATAACTGTAAGGAGAAGTAAATGAACCCAAATGACATCCAACTAAAAGCAATGACTCTTGATTTAGCTATTAAAGCGCATGAGAGTGCTATCGAATGGGATGAACCTGATGCTAATAGCATTGACGCTGTAATATTAACAGCACAAAAGTTTCACGATTATCTAACTGGATCAACAACTGTAGAGGTAGTAGCATGAGCGAAATTACTTTATTTAACCAAGACTTACCTGACTATCTAAAAGACGTAGAGTTAGATGCAGTTACTAAAGCCCTAGTTGGTAACGGTGGTAGCAAGCGTATTTCTTTGCGTGGCGGCAAGTTCCGTATGGTTGTAAACGGTGAGGAAATCCTCACTAGCAATAGCGATACTTTGAATGTAGTTATTGTTAATGCTGCTAAAGATGTATCTCGCACATTCTATGAGGGCGTATATAACCCCAAAGAAAAAGCTGGCCCTCCTGATTGCTGGTCTGCTGATGGCGTAACTCCTGATGCATCTATCCAAGAACCACAGCACCATAATTGTGGTGAGTGCCCACAGAACGTAAAAGGTTCTGGTCAAGGTGGTGGTCGTGCATGCCGTCACTTCCGTAGGATTGCTGTTGCTCTCGCCGATGATATTGGTGGAGACATTTACCAGCTTACATTAGCTTCCAAATCTATTTTTGGTAAGGGTGATTTAAACCATATGCCGTTTGAGCAATATGCTAAGTATGTAGGCTCACAAGGCTATAACTTAAATACTTTATCTACTGAGATGCGCTTTGATGAAGATAGTGATACAGCTAAATTGTACTTTAAGCCTTTGAAGTTCTTGTCAAAAGAGCAATGGGAAACTGCTAAAAAGCAAGGTGCTACACCTGCTGCAGTTAAAGCTGTAGAAATGAGTGTTCCTAAAAACCCAACAGGCGAGAATGCACCTAAGTTAGTTGCACCAGCTCATATACCTAAGAACGTACCACAGGTAGAAGAAGCTGCACCTGAAGTAGCAGAACCTAAGAAACGTGTTGAGAAGAAAGCCGCAGAGCCAACCCCTAAGAAAGATTTAAAAGCAATTATGGGTGACTGGGGTAAAGAGCCAGCATGAGTTTACGAGGCTACAGCTACCTCCTTGTAAAAGCCAATAAAGCCGCTGACCCCAAGAGCATCGGGGTTAAGCTTGGTCGGTATTGCATTGCTAATGATATTGAAGTTGCACGAGTCGCTGCAGTATTAGGCGTAAGTCGTATGACGATTTATCAGTGGTTTACAGGCAAAGCAAATCCCCACAAGGATAAAGTAGAGAGAATACAAGAGCTTTTAGGTAAGTAGTTTACCCCCAGGGCAGCTAGTTTGACGGAGCGAAAAGGGAGATGCCGAATCCCCTGCTGCCCTTCCTTTCTTCGGATTTTGAGGTGATATGGCAACGACAGATTTATTGACAGCAGTACTATCTCCACAAGGGTGGTATTGCATTGTCGGTTTAAAACAAGAGGGGCATCCAAGACAAGTTTTTGTACAGACTTTAGTAGAAGCTGAAGATGAGATTACAAAGTTGTTGTCCCAAAAATATGATGTGTATTTTGCCTGTGCAAAGTATGAGAATGATGCTGATGGTCGTACGCAAAAGAATAGCACCTACTTTAAGTCTTTTTGGCTTGACGTAGATTGTGGGGTTGACAAGGATTTAACTGGCAAAGGTTATTTAGACCAAGAGACCGGTATTGCTGAGCTTAAGATATTTTGTGATAAGACAGGATTGCCATTACCTACGATTGTAAATTCGGGTAGGGGTGTTCATGCTTATTGGAGACTAACTGATACTATCTCTCGTGCACAATGGAAACCCGTCGCCGACCGCATTAAAGCCTTGTGTGAAGAGCATCAGTTTAGAGCTGACCCATCACGTACTGCAGAGAGCGCATCTATTCTTCGTGTGCCTGAGACACTTAACTTTAAACAAGACCCACCGCTACCAGTAGAGCTTTTGGCTATTGCACCCGAGTATGATTATGAGGATATTAAAGGGATCATTGGAGTTTTAATTGCTCCTGATTATATTCCTCGCCAAGCTAGTGCAATGTCACAAGCTATGTTTAGTAATCGTCAGAGCCGTTTCCGTACGATTATGATTAAGACTACAGAAGGTAAGGGTTGCGCACAGTTAGAGCATATTGCTCTTAACCAAGAAACTATTGAGGAACCACTATGGAGAGCAGGATTATCTATTGCTCAAGCGTGCGTTGATGCAGACGAGGCTATTCACATCATATCGAGTAATCATCCGGAATATGATGCGCATCAGACGGAGAGGAAAGCAGCGTCAACAAAAGGTCCCTATACCTGTGCTACATTTGAAAAGCTTAATCCTGAGGGTTGCAAGGAATGCCAGCACAAGGGCTCGATATCGTCGCCGATTCAACTTGGTTCTGAAATTGCGACTGCGCCAAAAGACGATCCAATTATCGAGGAAACACCGGAGGGTGTAACCCAAGTATTTAAAATCCCAGAGTATCCATTCCCATACTTTAGAGGTAAGAATGGCGGTGTATTTAAGCGTGCTATGGATGAAGATGACGAAGATAGCGATGGGCCGACAACAGTTTATGAGCATGATTTATATGTAGTTAAGCGTTTGTTTGATCCTAATAAGGGAGAAACAGTATGGATTCGTTTGCACTTGCCTATGGATGGTATGCGTGAGTTTGCTATGCCACAGACAGATGCTTTAACTTATGAGCGGTTGCGTGAAAAGTTAGCTTGGTATGGTGTAGCAGCTCCCAAGAAACAAATGGATAACATAATGCACTACATCATTATGTCAATTAAGGAAATGCAATTTAAAGATAAGGTGGAAATGATGAGAACACAATTTGGTTGGGCAGATAACGATAGTACATTTATTCTTGGAGATCAAGAAATTAGTGCAACAGGCTCGAGATATAGCCCCCCTTCAAGTGCTACTGGTAGCTTAGCGAACCATATGAAACCTACAGGGGACTTGACTACATGGCAGTCCGTGGCTAATATTTATAACGCTCCAAGCTTTGAGCCACATGCTTTTGGTTTCTTTACCGCTTTCGGGGCACCCTTACTTAAACACCTTAACTTAAAAGGTGCAATTATTAACCTAGTCAATAACACATCAGGTACAGGCAAATCTACAGTTCTTAAGATGTGTAACAGTGTATATGGTCATCCTGAGGAATTAATGCTCCAATGGAAAGACACTATGAACTCTATGGTTCACCGTTTAGGTATTATGAATAACTTACCTGTAACGATTGATGAGATTACTAAGCTATCAGGAGACAACTTCTCTGATCTAGCCTATAGCATTTCTCAAGGACGTGGTAAAAACCGTATGATGCAGCATGACAATGCTGAGCGAATTAATGCTACTAAGTGGGCGACTATAGCTCTATGTAGTTCCAATGCTTCATTCTACGATAAGCTAGCTTCTATCAAGGCTACCCCGGACGGTGAGTTCATGCGGTTACTAGAGTACAGGATTGAAGTAACTGAGGCCTTAACGAAGGAAGAAGCCGATGCTATATTTAATGAGCTTTACTCTAACTATGGGCATGCTGGAGATATGTATATTAAGTACCTCGTAGCGAACTTAGAGACAGCAGTGGATACCGTAATCCAAGTACAGAAAAAGCTAGATGAAGAAGTAAACTTTACAAGCCGTGAGCGTTTTTGGTCGGCGACGGCTGCATGTAATATTGCTGGAGCTTTGCTTGCTAAAGACTTAGGCATTATCCCTGACTTTGATATTGGTCGTGTATATCGTTGGCTAGTTAAGGAATTACAAGCTATGCGAACTGAGGTAAAAGCGCCAGCTGCAGTTAACCAAGCTAGTGTTATTGGTGAGTTTATGAATGAGCACCGTGCATCTACCTTAGTAATTAATAGCAAAGCCGATGCTAGGTCTGGTATGGAGCAGTTACCCATTGTTGAGCCTAAGTTCAATGACCTCTTTGTACGGATTGAACCTGATGATAAGCGCTTGTATATTAATGCTAAGCAATTACGTACCTACTGCGCTAAACAACAGATTACTTTGAAGGACATTCTTAAGGGTTTAGAAGTAGATAATATCTATTTAGGTCAAGTTAAAAAACGCCTATCTAAGGGAACTAAGCTGCAATCCCCACCAATTGATGCTTATGTATTTAATCTAGAAGCAGAAAACTTCTTGGATACTGAGACCTATATAACTGCTGCAATGAATGCACCTGATGTTGATTCACGGGCTGGACTTTAACGTACAGTGGTCTAAATTTATAGTCGGCGCTTCCTTTTTTATCCCTTGTTTGGATACCGAAGAGGCGCTGATTCAGATAAAGCGTACCACTAGACGGTTAGGATTTCGTATTAAATCCCTTGCAGTTATAGAACATGGGGTTTATGGCTTGCGTATTTGGAGAATTAAGTAGTATTATCGGGGGGTAGTTCGTTTGGTTACGACTACTCCTTTCGAGTGATATTTTGTCCCGCCCTAAAAAGCGGGACTTTTTTAATCCTCGTCTTTGGAATATCCAAGCATCGGTGCTAACTTAGTCATAGCTTTCTTATTAATGCTTACTCCACCCGTAATATTAGCTAAGGCACGTTGTGTATAACGGCGCTTAATAGATGCCAATAACCCTTTAGCGTCAATCTTATATTCAGGATTAGTGCGGTCAAAACGAGCAATCTTATCTAGTACTCGTTCTTGCATATGTGCGTCATCACTGTCTATAGCCATAAAGAAAGCATTTTCTAAATCAGTTTTACGACCTGCAATTTCCATATCAACGTTCTTCATCTCCATAGCAGCTTTTTGTTTTTGAGCTGTATCTTCTGGAGAGAAACCAAGCATTTGTTTTAAAGCATCTCGTGCTGGAACGTTGTCATCTAGAGTATCGCCCTTCATTGTCAAAGCTTTACCTTCTACCAAATACCTAGTACCAACAAAGATATTCTTAATACCGGCAGGTAACATGGCTTCAGCAGCCCGTTCATAATGCCCATCGTTCAAACGTTTCAAAGCCTCAGCATAACCTAGTGCAGCACCTGCAACTGGGCCCATTAAGTTAGTCATCACGTTCTGTAAATACTGTACTTCATCTTGGCTCTTCTTAACGCTTGGGAACCACATGTCGCTCATGTTAATACTCATACGATCTGCAAAGTTTGCACCTGTTACCTGGGACAAAACACCACGAGAAATAGAGTCACCGACAAACCCGCCAAAATGTCTGTTGCACCAATTCTTGAACCAATTGTCAGAATCAAATGGCTCGTCATCATCCCCGAATGCAGCGTGGAAAGCAGAAGCTAAAGCAGAGAAAATAAAGAATATAGGTAGTCCTGATAAACCAGCAGTAATAAAGGTCATACCCATCATACCCCAGAAAGATTCAATAGCTTCTTTGCGAACGGCTTTTAACTCTTCTTCCTTAGCTTTCATTAATTCGGCTTTGCGTGGGTCAGATTTAATCTGGTCAGCGTAGGCTTCTAAATCTGCCTTAATACCTGTACCCAAAGAATTGTAGAAAGTCCTAGCCATCAGCGCAGTCATCTGCTGGGGGTACATCTTAAACTGAGTCACAATACTAATTAAGTTACCACGGAAGTAACGGGGTTTATTAGCTGTGTTGTAGTTAAACATAGTCTTCTGGACTAGGTCACGAGCATCTTGAGTAGCTTTTTCAAATGCTTTAGTTGGGCTAAGATTCTGTATGTGTTTAGCGTAAGCTAACTCAAACGTTGCCATATAAGTAGTTTCACGGTTATACTTTTCAGCTGCGTGAAATGGCAAGCTGGCGTAATACATAAACTTTTGGAATCTACCAGTGTAATCTTCAGATGGTGTATCCCCCACGTGTGCGCTCTCATGGCTTAGCGTTGTATCAATAGCACCAAGTAACACCCCTTTTTCATAGGCATCGGCGTAGGTCATAGGGACTTTATTAACTTGCCCTGTAGTCTCATCTACTTTGTCTATTAAAATTTTGTTGCCGCTCTTATCTAGTAAAGGCATCTCGCTCATTTTTGAACGTGCTAGAGATAGGAACTCATACTTACCGGTTTTTTGATTGACATAACCAGTTCCTCCTAAAAGCCTATTGTATTTTGCAAGCGCAGCCAAAACAGGCTTAGTGCCATACTTAGCTCTAGCGAATGGAATATAAATTCCTGGGATTGCCATCATGTTGACGACAGCAGAAGCAGGCGAAGTTAAGAAATGTAAGAAGCCAAACTGTGTAATACCCCGTACTAAAGCACTTTGTTTTGGGGNCTCAAGAACTGCAGTCTTCAAGTTTAGCTCTAATTCACGTACTAAAGCTCGGCTCAAAGCAGTTTCTTTGCTATATGGCATATCTCTTAGACGCAATCGTGCAGCCTCTACAGCATTAAACAACTGCGGCATGTGCTCAAAACGAGCCCGTTGATAGGCGATACGATATCTAGACTCAGCAAAAGCACGAAGCATATCCTCACTCGCACCTTGAATATTATTACGATGCAAGAACATCTTGCGGATACTTTGGTTAGGAGCAATCTCTAGCACGTATTGATCCATGCTATCTTTCATAGCTTCACGAAGCGAATTAAGTTCATTTCCAACTGCAGTAGGGTCGGCGGCAACTTCTTCGGTAGCCATATCAATACGCTCTTTAAGTTTATTAAGCTGAGCTACATCAGAAAGGCTAGTCTTAGCAAGCTCGGTAAACCCTTCACCAGTGCGTAGTATTGTATTAATCTCTTCGTCTTTAAAGCCTTGCTTGCGCTTATGCTCTTTAACTTGGTCGATAGCAGCGTTACGTGCCGAAGCTGACTCAAACTGCATAAAGATTTTATCTTTACCTTTACCGACTTGTAACCAATATTCACCAAAACGCTTAATCGGAAAGTAAGGACTAATAATATCTTCTTGGATTGCTTTGCGTTGCTCAAAAACAAGGCGTTTAATTTCTTTAGGGTCGGTGCCTCTAGCTTGCTCACGCTCTACTAGACGTTGCTCTTGAATCTGCAAGTACTCTTCCATACGGCGCTCGTAGAATGAACGCACTTCTTTATATATTTTTAAGGCAATATCACCATCTTTGCCAGATACTAAATCAGCCCATGCCTTTTGTAGGTTAGGGTGGTTTTGCAAATCTTTAGCATTGTAACCAAGGCTAGTCGGGTCTGGATCTATCTTGTTGATAGTAGCCTCAAGCATCATATGCGATAGCTGTTTAGCTTTTTCAGGATTATTCTTTAGTAGCTCAGACCATGCACGGATCGGTTTATCGCCTTCAGACATAATGCGGTTGCGAGTAGCAATCATCGCATCAACTTCATGTACATAAGTTTTAAACTGTGGGAGCTCTTCGCCTGCTAAATCTGTAAGTTGGTCTAGCGTTAAAGCACCTAATAAATACTGGCGATAGTGGTCGTTCACATCGGTAAAGAAGCTTTTTACGTTCGCTTTATTAACATCTTTCCAACCTATGCGACCTTTGATTAGACGACTAAAGAACCCTGTATTTTCCCCAGGATTTAAAACAAAATTATCTTCTAGTACTGGGCCTTTTGAAATAGTTGGTAGCTCATCGGAAGTCTGGTTAGAAAATATGGTTGCGCTAGTTGGTGCAGTTCCGCTACCTTTGTTTGCAGAAAATATAACGTCGGCGTTAGCCATTGTGTGAAACAGCACGTTATCAGTGCCAAAGATTTGCCCGACTAACTGAATAAACCTAGACCACATAGACTGGTCTGAGCGCATAGTTGTTTTTAATTTTTGCAATTCTTTTTGAAATTCTGGGTTACTGAATGCTTCTGAGACAAACTCATGGATATCAGTAAACCCATACTGACCTTTATTAATCTTAGCCTTAGCATTTTGGTACAAGATTTGAAGATTGCCGACAGCCCTGCGTTGCTTTTCATCTAACTTATCTGGGTTGTTAATGGCCCAATGCGTAGCAGCGTGAGTAATCTCGTGTATAACTGTATGGTTTGATGTACCAAACTTAGTATTAACACTAATCGCATCTTGAATATCAAAGTAAGACCCCGCTGCTTTTGTAAGGGTTCTATTGACGGCACTATAGATTTTAACAAGATCATGTAAGTCTTGAGCTATAGGCTTAAGGTCTATTTTTGTTTTGTTGCCGTTTTCTACAACTGTACCCCCAGCACCTATAAATGCAAAATAATACGCTAGCATTCGGATAGCTTCTGGGTCATGGGGTGTGAACTTTTGTTCTATAGGGTCAAAATATTTTTTGTACGTATCGGGGTAATTAACTTCAATAAATGCTAAAAATCTTTCCCTTTGCCCATCTACATTTCTTAAATATGCTTTAACTAATTCACTCTCATTGTTAAAGTAAATGCCTGTAGTTAGCCCAAGTTCAGATAAGCGCTTAGCGAATGCAGCTATGAATTTGCTACCTTTAGTTTTATAGGCATCTAATACACCCTTCAAGTTATTGTCTTTAATAGCTTGTTCTACTTCGGGGTGTATTGGCTTTCTTAAAGGGTCCTCAGGAGATAACTCGTTTTCTTTAGGGCTTGTTGTTACCGCATTAGATGGCGTAACTATTCCCGTTTTAGCTTGGGCTTTACGTTCAGCTTTAGTAAGTTTAGGTCTTGCAATAATAGGAGCAACATAAGAAGGGTGCCCCTCAGGTAAATCTTTACGTATCTTGCCCATTTGCTGCAGTAATTCTTTAGCACCGACGGTGTCGCCTTCGTCAAGTGCCATCTGTCTTTGAGCAGCTAAAGCATCGAATTCTTGAGCTACAGGGTGCGTAGCTATTTCCTCGGGGGTAGCACTAGGTGCTACAGTTTGCTCATTTTTAGCGGCAGCTAACCTACGTTCTAGCATTGCTACACCACTATCTACAGAACCATATTGTCTTTCTAATGTTTCATACGCATGCTTTTGGTATTCAGCATCTGTCTGTTGAGAACCCCATTTTTGATACCAATCTGACCCAAGTATTTGGGGGACACCATCTCTAGGGTCTTTTGCAAAAGCCGCGTCTAACTGTGCTTTTTTCTCAGCTTTTATTTTTTGTTTTGCAACATTATTTTGTTTAACTTGGTCTACGTCTTCTTGGGTTATTTGACGGAATTGGCCCCCAGCCATTCTATAACCTTGTTTTATTTGCTGATATCTTTCAGGCCAAGGATTTTTCTTTAACTGGGCAATCTCGTGTTGAGTAAAGCCCGCATCTTGCATTTCTTGGTCTGTTGGTATCTCTTCTTGTGTAGCTTGTTTTTCTTCGGGTTTTTCCCAAGGCGCTGTTTCTTCTGTTTTAGAAGCAGCCAAGTTTTGAGCATATGCGTAACCCGCTTCATAGGCTTGTTTTGCTTTACCTTTAAATTTTGCCGCAAGTTCTGGGTTATTTAAACCATGAGAAGCGTCAATTGCACCTAGGGTATACGCCTGTATCTGTTTATTAACTGCTGGAGTTGGTAGCCCATAAGCAATAGTACCATCAGGATTTTCTGTCTTTTTAGTATTAAACAGCTTGTTAGCCTCACTAGCTGCTTGGCTTGATATAGGTACTAATGTATTTTGCTTTGTCTCTTCTCCTGCTCCAGCAAGCTCAGCAGCTCGTTGATCTCCACCCAAGCTTCCAGTGGTAGATGTTGTAGTTCCTTCGGCGGACTCGTTACCTCCTTCTTGCTCAGATAACTGAAGGCCAGAGTCAGTTGTTCCGGTGTCATTTCCAGTACCTGCATTTTCTTCTCCTTTATTTTCTTCGGAAGCTGCAGTTTGCTCTGCCATAACTTTGAAGTGGTTATCGACAATTGTATCTAATTGGTCTTTAGTTGGCTTCTCGCCTTTGGCTTCTAAGTCTTGTTTATATATGTCTCTAACTTCAGCACGTTGCTGTTTCTCATCTAAGTGACCTTTAAGGGACTGAACACCTTTATTAACGCCAGCACCAGCACCCATCATGATGCCACCTTGTATTACAGTAGCAGCTAATGTATCTGCAGCACCTTCAAAAAACTCTTGTAACCCAGCTTCTGGGTTCATGCCATAACCTTTGTCTACTGCAAACTGTCCGGCGTAAGTTAGCTCTTCTCCTGGGACTTCCTTAGCTAATGCTTTAGCAAAATACCCTGCAAGCTCTTTAGTAGGCACACCTTTAGCAGAAGCTTTAAGGGCTTTAATTTCTGCGCCTAAACCAAACTTTTCACCGAGAACTTCAAGTGTTCCATATAGACCAGAGCGAATCGTGCTGTCTTTTAAATCTAAACCTTCTCGGCGACTCTCATCATAAGTCTGACCAAAAGATTGAACAAACATTCCTGTTAATGCAGTACCAGTAGCAATAGTTTCAGCAGCGCCAGCCGTAGCAAGAGCAGCACCACCAACAATAGGGGCGGCAGCGGCAGCTCCAATACCCCCAACGATAAGAGGTACTTGTTGGATAATAGAACTTACAGCGCCTTCTACTAACCGAGCTGCATGGTTTTCTGGGGCACCAATAGTTTTTGTTACTGCATCTAAACGGTCTAAGTTCTTTTGATTATCAGAGTTATCTAAACCAAGAATATCATTACCGAAACGTTTTAAACCGCCGTAGCTTTGCTCTACACCAACAGCTGCTTGTTTTCCTGCACGTTTAAGTAGGCGAGCGGCATAATCAATATTCCCCATCTCGGAGGAAATGCCGTATTCTTCTTTTAATCTTGCTTCTTCTTCTGGGTCTAATTTAGTTTCTTGTTTAGCGGCATCGTATCTGCCTAGCTCATCAGGTTTAGGAGATTTAGTATCTACGGGTACCCCACCAAACTGCGCAGCAAGTGAGTTAGCTTCTGGTTTTTCTTCGATAGGTTTCCCCCCGAACTTAGCGGCTAACTCATTTACTTCAGTTTTCTTAGGCTCTTCGGCTTCGACTGGCTTACCACCGAACTGAGCAGCTAATTCATTAAGGTTCATTAATTACCCGTTTTGTTTTTGTTTCGCAGCCTTATAAGCATCTAAGCTTTTTTGGTCAGGAAATACATGCCCATCCATTATAAGTGAAGATTGTTGTACAGGCGGAACTACTTGCTGTCCTACACCTGCAATGCTTTGTAATTTTTTAGTGTACATCTGTACTTCACTTTGAATAGATTTGCGTTTTTCTGGGTCACGTTCTAGTAATAAACGACCCTGGGCATCGGCTAAACCTGTCTTAATAGCTGCAATATCATTAGACTCAACACGTCCTGCACCTTTAACCGCTTGGTATGCTTCTGAGAATGTAGAACCAGGATGGTCTTTCATATAAGCATCTACAGCTTTTTCTTCTAGCTTAGTGGCAGCGCCAACTACAGAGGCCTGGATATTAGCAACTTTTTCTGCACTAGCTACACGCATTTGCTCAACATCACGGTCTTTCTTAAGTTTCTCCGATTCTTCGTAAGACTTAGTAGCGCCTGCCCAATCACCCTCTGCAGCTTTGCGGTTTGATTCTTCAAGTGCAGCTTGGCTTTGAGCATTAGCAAGTTTAGCTTTTTCTGCTGCATCTGTAGCAGCGGCATATCCAGTAGCACCAACACCGACAGCATGAGCAGCAGGTTTAAGTAGTCCTGCAAGTCCACGACCTGTAGCAGGAGTTTGAGCAAAATCTAAGAAGCCTTGAGCTATAGCTAAGCGTTTTTGGAAATCTGATTTTTCTGGTTCAGCGGCTTGTTGTGCTTCTAATGCCGACATTGCAGCTTTAGATTTAGCGCCAACACCTGGCTCAATACCACGAGACTGAAAATATTTGCCTTGTTGTGCTAAATACTCTTCTTTAGATCCCGGAGCTGGAGTAGGTTCTTCTACTTGATCCCCTTCAGCAAAAGCTAAAATGCCTCCACCAGCCATGCGAACTGGAGAGCCCATACCTTGGAACGCACCGCCGCCGCCTTGAGCAATACCTGATAGGCGTGCATCCATTGGCATTTGTTGTGGGTTCTGTGGGGGAGCAGGTGGCATACCTGCTTGAGCAATAGCTTGTCCTGCACCAGGAATTTGACGTAGTCGGTTTTGATCTGCTTGAACACCTTGAAACATTTGGCGTTCATCTGGGTTTACCATAGGGTCAGCAATACGTTTTTGTAACTGAGGTCCACTTAGGTTTTGTGCATCTGATTGCAATTGAGCATCATTAATAAGTGTGCCATATTTGAAACCTGGCACTTCCCCGCCAGACTTCATACCAATAATACCGCCTTCTTTTTTACCAGAAGAAGCGCCAGCTAATGCAGCGCCTGCGCCAAGTAGTCCAATACCAGACTGAACTGCTGTTGGTTGTGCTTGATAAGCTGAAGTAGAAGTTTGTTGCATTGGTAAACCACGTAGCAGCGAACTCATAGTACCTAACTGCATATATGGATATTGCTGTGCTGTAGCGTAATTCTGAATAGCTTGATTAATAATATTCTGTTGCTGTGTCTGTTCTTGAGCACCTTGAGTAGCTTGTGTACCAATAATGCCTTGTTGAGCTGCAAGTTCTTGCCCACCTAATGCACCCAATTGTCCTGCTTGCGAACCGACTTGACCTAGCCCTTGCATAGCTGCTTGCTGGCCTTGTAGTCCTTGAGCAGATACTTGGTTCATTTGGTTTTGGGCATTGCCAAAAGCTTGTTGATATGCATTACCAACTAATTGATTTTGTGCCAACATTTGGTTTTGTTGGTTTAGCCCTTGCATTAAAGCATTACGAGATCCACCAAAAGCACCAGAAGAAGTAGCTTGTCCTTGCTGAGAAGCCCCTTGCATACCGTATTGCTGATTTAAAAGTTGTTGTGCTGGAGCTAGTGCATTTTGTATATATGGATTCATATAAGCACCAACTGCTGCTGGATTAGTTGACGCTTGTGCTAAATTTTGTCCTGTCTGAGCTTCTTGTCCAGCTAAATTCATACCCGCACCCATAGTACCTAGAGTGGCATTAGTAGCTGCACCATATTGACTCGGAGTTTGCAGATTAGCTGCGGAAGATTGTGCTTGTTGTTGTAACGGAGAAAAGCTTGCTACATAATCTTGTGGGTTAGTACTGTAAGGTGTGTACGCATTTAACGAAGTCATGTCAGGGTTAAAAATCTGAGACTGCGCAGCTTGCAGCATATTCATTACATACGGCTGTGCGTAGTCCGGAATATTAGTATTCGTTACCGTAGTAGCAGATGGTGCCGCCGATGATGGTGCTGAGGGTCCACTCATATTAATTACCTAACATTTTTGTAAAAGACTTATCAGTCAGTTTATATCCTAAATACTCAAACAAACGTGAATTATCTAAATGCACTTTTGTATTAACAATAATTCTTTGTACACCACGGCGTTTTAACGCATCTTCAGCATACTGAAACAACCTAATACCAATTCTTCCTTTGCGATATTCTTTCTTAACAAAATAAATATCTTCTGTTGCTGTCATACAAGACTTATAATGCAAATGTGGGGTTACAAAAAATATAATGTACCCAACTAATTCTCCATCTGCTCTACAAGTAATACAGCGTAACATTCCCGCTTCCGCACAACGCCTGTAAACCTCATAGTTAGGCTCGTATGGAAACTCTTTAGTTACACAAAGCTCTTCATAATGTAGTGGAAATAGTCTTTCAAAGTCTTCTACAAAGTCGAATCCATCTACATCTTCATAAACAATTTGGGTCATTTTGGTATAAATTTGGTTGCGTTAACTTGAGGCGCTTGCTTCTTACGCCCTGTTCGTGCTTTCCTTATTTTATCCATCATTGCATATAAATGCTTAGCACCGGCTTCAGTTGAGCCGTTACCCAAATGAGAAACAACGTCAGCGGGCACCACAAACTCTCCATCAGCCAAACGTGCAGGTTGTTTAGCGCCAATTTGAGCCGGGATAGAATCAGACATACCATCTCCAGGTCCTTTCAATAAGTGTCCACCATCAGAATAACTACCTAAAGTTGTACGACCTCCAGTTGCATATCCTTGCATAATACCGCCGCTAGCTGCTTCTACATCAGGCAGTTGTATTGGTGTTTGTTGTGCAGCTTGCTGTTTTTGTAGTTGGGCTAACTGGGCCATATAAGAGTCAGAAGCTACATCAGAACCTAATGTTTTTGCTTTAGGTAATGCACTCTTAATACCTGTAGAGGGCATTTTAGCTGCTGCACTGATTTTTGCTTGATGGGTTAAAGCTGCAGATAGTGCGTCCAAATTCCTTGTTTCTGGGTCGGTATCTTGCACAACACTCATGTCTGCTGCACTAGCTGTAGGCGCCTCAACGTGTTTCATGTAACTTTGTGGGTCGTATGGGTTATTAGCACCCATATAAGACTGTGGGTCATATTTACTAACTAGATCACCTGTTTTAAAGGCAATAGCACCACCACCAGCCATATTTGCAGTAAGTTCACCTGTTAGCGGGTTTGTTTTAGGCTCATATGAAGCTGCCGTTTGTTGTGCTGAAGTTGGCATTTGGGTTGGTGTAGCATATGCTGAAGTACTTTGTTGACTCTGCGGGTACATCCCACCAGCCATAAAATCTACTGGCTCAGAATTAGGGTCTAATAAGCCACCACCTGCCATATTAGTAGTCGGCGCTGTAGTTGCATACGGGTTATATGGGTTTTGCACATAATTAGGATATTTAGCTTGATAAGCTGGGTTTGGTGGAGTAGGGAATGTACCTTTAAAATCAGGCGAAATACGCTGCAATGGCTGTCCATATCCACTTGTATTACTTGTAGCAGCAGGGCCGCCTTGTAATGATGGAGCACGAGTTAAAGCTGAACCAAGTAAAGGCAATGCAACTGCACCGACTTGCCCTGGATGTGCCATAGCATAAGAACCTAAATTACCAGAAGTTAAACCTGCCTGCATTGTAGATAATGGGTTTGCTGCAGCTTGAGCATTAGCACCGAGCATACCTGCTGATTGTGCAGTACCTGCTGGGTTAAAAGCTGCGTTCGCATTTAAGGCCGCCGACTGTTCTGCAGTTAGCCCTGCAGTATTAGCTACTTGGCTTTGGGCAATGTTTGTTAGTTCACTTGGTCCTACAGGGCCTTGGGCAGCATCCATAGCTGCAGTTTGACTTGCATTAAATGCGGCCTCCCCTGTATCGCCTCCAGCTTGAACTAATGAATCTGCACCTAAACCTTCAATACCACTAGCTAAGTTACCACCACCCCATGCACTAATACCTGCCATAAGACCTTGGGTTAAAGAGCCTGTCATAGCGTATTCACCGCCAGCAGACATAGCCATAGCAAGAGGAACTGCCCATTCTTGACCTGTAGCTGCCGCAGCTGCACCTAAAACCATTGGTAAAGCGGAACTTAAAAAACCTGCCTCTGGTAAACCCGTAGTTGGGTTAACTGTTAAATCTCCACCATGAGCTTGAGCAAGCTGGCGCAAACCCCTAATCTCACCTTTTGTCATGTGGATTAATTCAGTATCAGGGCCTCGGCCTTGCGATTTTAGGTGTTCTGCTGCTATCTTTAGGCTCATAGAGGCCCCTTTAGATGGAATTGAGTTAATTTTATCATTTAGACTACAGTTCCACTAGCATTTACCCAAGCTTTACCATTCCACCAAATGGGGTACCCCAGGGTAGTATCAAAAAACTGCTGCCCAATTAATTGTTTTGTTATTGGTCTTTGCGTTGTAATGCCAAAATCAGGGGTAGCCAAAGCCTGAGAAAAGTTGTTTAGCAGCGTAAAATACAGCCTTAGGGCGTTATTCATTTGGTCTTGGTACTGCTGGCTATAGTCCGCCGGGGCAATAAGTAAGTTAGGTGGCGCAGGTATTAACGGCGTACCGTTATAGTTCTG